GGGGATGACCCGTATTACGCATACTTGTTCTAGTTGTTCTTTAGTCCCCACATATGCGGGGATGACCCGTTAAAAGATATAATTGGACAGAATTGAATTTCGTTTTTCGTTGGCGTCGTGTCCCAGCCTTCCCCACATATGCGGGGATGACCCGCAAAAAGTTTTGCAAGGGCAAGCAAAAAAGAAGCCTTCCCCACATATGCGGGGATGACCCGCCAAGAACAGATATAATTAATTAAGTGAATGAGCCTTCCCCGGGGATGAGCCTTCCCCACATATGCGGGGATGACCCGCAAAAAGTTTTGCAAGGGCAAGCGAAAAAGAAGCCTTCCCCACATATGCGGGGATGACCCGGCACTGGCGGAAAGAAGTTCCCGACCGAGTTCACCTTCCCCACATATGCGGGGATGACCCGTCGAACCCTCAAACGGTGGCGAAAGCCGTAACACATTCCCCACATATGCGGGGATGACCCTGAATCTATACTCAGTTATTGAATTCCCCGTATAAGCGGGGTCGTCAAATTATCATTAAACAAGTCTTGACTATAGATGAATTATCTTGTATATATATAGGTATGAGTAAAAAACATACAACTACAACATTTATTGAAGCGGCAAGACAACTACATGGAAATAAATACAACTATAATAAAGTTGAATACCTGAATGCCCATGCCAACGTAATAATTACCTGCCCTAAACACGGAGATTTTAAACAACAACCTAATGCCCATTTAGGACAAAAACAAGGCTGTCCCAAATGCGGACTCGAAAATAGAAAATTACCTCATAAAAAAAATACAGAACAATTTGTTAAGGAAGCTATTGCTAAATGGGGCGATAAATATGATTATTCCATCACAGAATATAATGGTAAATTAAACAAATTAAAATATATCTGTAAAACCCATGGCATTATTGAACAAATGCCCTACAGACATATTCGCTGTGGCTGTCCATTTTGTAACGGACGAGGAATTAGCCATCATTCAAAAACTTCCTTTGTGAATATAGCCAACAAAATACATGAAAACAAATATGATTACTCTAAAACCAATTTCCTAAGAATGAACGATGTAATTACAATCACATGTCCACAACATGGTGATTTTGAACAACGGGCAGGTAATCATATTCATCTACAAAACGGCTGTCCACAATGCGCAAAAGAAATTCGGACTTCCTCTGGTGAAAAAGAAGTTTTAAATTTTATCCTAAAACATTATAAAGGTCTGGTCTTAACCAACGATAGAAATGCACTAGATGGTAAAGAAATAGACATTTATATCCCAGAACTTAAACTTGGAATCGAATATCATGGCTTGTATTGGCATCTTGAAACTGTGAGGGGAAGAAAACATCATTATGATAAATGGGTCGCCGCCACCGTCGCTGGCATCCGTCTGGTCCAGATTTATAGCAATGAATGGGAATCTAAAAGAGCAATTCTAGAATCTAAAATACTTAACTTATTAGGCGTATCAGAAAAAATAGGAGCAAGAGAAACCAAGGTAGTTGAAATTGATAGAGCTACTAAAGATGATTTCTTAGAAAAAAATCATTTACAAGGACAAGATAGCTCCAAAATATGGTATGGATTATATCATAATGAAAAATTAGTGTCCTGTATGACCTTCGGACCAAGTAGATTTAATAAACAATTTAAGTTTGAATTAGTGAGATTTTGTAACGCAAGAGGCGTCTCTATTGTGGGCGGGGCAGGTAAGTTACTGGCAGCGTTCCGCAAAACACATAAAGGAAGTATTATTAGCTATGCTGATAAAAGATATTCGACCGGCAATCTCTATAAACAATTAGGATTTAAATTAGACGGAGAAACTCAACCTAGCTTCATGTATGTGAATATAAAAAACAATCAAACCTACAATAGAATGAAGTTTCAAAAACAATATCTTAAAGGTATGCCCCATTATTCTCCAACCCTTACAGAATATGAAATAATGCAATTAAACGGGTATGACAGAATTTGGGATGCAGGACAATATAGATTTATTTTAGAGTCTTAATGCATATTTTTCTTTAGCTACAGCCGACCTACATTCCTTACATCTGGAAGCATATCCATCTCTTCTGCCTTTATCTGTCCCAAAACTAGCAAACGGTAAAATCCTTTGGCATTTTACGCATTGCTTCATACCTTGGTCGGCATATGGATTTTCCTTCTGTAAATGGAGTTTCGGCCTACTTCCGGCTATGTGACCACCTTCTTTTTCACAAATGTATCGTCCATTACGAGATATATTACGTTCGTAAGTTAAACGAAGGGCTGAATGTTTTTTGTGACAATATTCGCAGTATACGTTAATTTTATCGTTGGCTATGTGATTTCTATAATATTTAATCGACCTTTTGATTGCGTTAATCCTTTGCCTCTCTGCAAATTCGACATCACCTAAAGATTTGAGATATTTTTTTGCCCATTTTATTATTGCTTTTTCATTGCCAAGTTCAGAATCTTGTTCACTCCACAACCTAAATGCATAACCGTGCTTGTTACAAAAAGCTTTGGTGTCGTCTATTTGTTTGATTACATTCGGGTCTCTTAGCCATCCGATAGGCTTTATTTCCCATATTTCTATACCATTTTCTTTTTCTACAAAGAAATCTGGGCAACGAAATCTTTCCCCGGTCCAGAAATTGTCACATCTCCTAAATGATGTTATATCTGCATCTTGTTCCATTAAAAATGCGCATCTTAATTCATAACTTGAGCCAAAATAAATATTATCTTGGTTTTTGTCTGATTTAAAGTATCCTCTTATGTGAGAGTGTTTAAATACTCCGTCCTCATGTTGTTTTGAACAATTCAAAGATAATTTTTGTTTCCAACTAAGTCCATCTCGCAACAAAAAAGTCCATCTTTTTTTGCCCAAATCATATATTCTAGTTAGTCCTCTAGCCGTAGCCCATTCCAATTCTGTCATGTCTGCGGGGCAAGATACAGCAGATTTTTTCTGGCTTTGTTTGCTTAATCTAGTGGTTGTATCACCAATTTTGACATAACTATAATCTGGTCTATAAACTTTTTCGCAAATAAATTCCAAGGTTTCATATACGTGACCTTGAGTAAGTCTGGTATCGCTGAAACTGATAATTTCATCATAGTTTCTTTCTTTTGCCCACGCAACACATCTTGAGAATAAACGACTTGCCCCGCCTACTATCAGTATGTTTTCCACAAAACAGAGTCGGTCTAGAATTATTTTGTTATCTGCTACCTGACGGTGATGCCTACCAAGAGACATGACACCGACCAATTCTTCGTTATAATATAATCCAAAAAATACTACTCCTAAATTGTTACTTCCTTGAATGTGGTGTTTCTCGATGAATTCTCTGGCGGTATGAACATTAACTTCTTGAATTTTACATTCTCTGGCGTATATTTTGTGGCAGCGGCCAATCTGAGAGGCAATAAAATTCTTTACTTGTTTGTTTCTGTTAATCCACTCATCAGAAAATATAATTATACTTTCCATTTCCTCTACTGGACAATGGTCTTTGATTACAAGACATTCTGCTACATCAATAATTTTGATATAACGTGGTCCGCATTTTACCCAATCATCATCCATGTAAAAATCAATATTTTTAGATACCAACCAGTCACATAGTTCTTTTTGATAATCCATGTTATTTCTCCTATCTGCATCTTATTATAAAAATATATAATAGTAAATATAGACCATATTGCAAACTAATTATAATAAAAATGGCTATTTTAGCATAAAATTTTGAGGTTATTACCTGTGGCGTTAGAAGCCCTTTACATGGGCAGAAATGATAATATAAAAAAGCCACTATTTCTAGTGGCCTTTTTATTTCTATGCGGCTTTATGCTCGACTAGATAACGAAATTCGCAATCGAGAGTCTGGCGTAGAATTTTGCGCCTTCCCTCAACAATTTTTTTCCGTATCTTGTGAGTATGCCTTTTCTCGGGCAGAAGCTCTCTGGGTCCAAAACAACTGGTGTCTGAGTGAGCGGTACGTATGGGCAGTAGAAATATCCACTATCCATATAGCTATCGCCCTTATAGCCCATTAACAACTGTCCGGTTGGGAACAGCGGGTCTTTGAATAGACGCCATCTTGCATTCACTGTGCCGACATACTGGATGCCGACCGAGCCGGTGAATGTTTCGGATGCTGCGGGTGCGAAACCAGCGGTAGCTGTTTCGAACATGGAGGCGACTTCTGGCGATGTAACTATCCAGTTGGCACCACCACGCAGTGTCTTTCTGTGGACTACGTTCGTTACTTCAACAACCTTAACATACAGCGACTCATACTTTTCCTTAATGGTGTCGCCGAGTGCCGTATTGAAATCCCAAGAAGCGACTGTACCGGCGTTGTTACGCAGGTCGCCAAGAATTTCACGGTCGATTTCGAGGTTGATTTCCTGAGCCAATACGGCTGTCAGTTCGGCCTCTGCATCGAGGTTGTGCTGGCTGCGGAGGTCTTGCTGTGCTTCATAAGACCAGACGGCTTTCAGCTTACGGGTCTTAGCAGCAATCTCTTCGCTCTCAACCACCAAGTTAATCTCTGGGAGGTCTTGGTTGCATTCCATGTTGTACTCATAAGAGACAACAGCATGGTTTGCACCCGGGTCACTATCCCAAGTTATCTTCAACTCACCAGTTGTGTTATCCAAAGTTACATCAGCGACACCCGGTGTAGGTGCGCCGATATCTGTAACAGTGGCGGTGCCACTTTGTGCAATGGTAAAGGTAGCAACGGCGGTTGAACCGTCATAAGCTGTGCCAGTTACCGTGCCAGCCAGAATCGGAGTATGTTCAAGCGGAGTGAAAATCGAAACAAAGTCAGCATGGCCACCTGTGTCAGTGCTTGTCGTCTCGTTCTGGATGAACTGCGAGGTATACCATACGTCTAAGTTCGCATCACCGCTTGCTCTCTGCATCAGAGAGTACGCATCATCTGTCGGGAAACCGCTGTTCGTGTCTGCACCACGAGTTGCACCCTTATTGGTGCTGTAGCGGAAACGCAGATAGTAAACTAAGCCTGTGGGGCCGAGTAACGGCTGAACCGATACAAGCTTGTTTGCAATCAACTGCGGATAAATACGACGAACTAACGGAATAGAAATACGCTTGAACGAAGCGATATCGCTAGTGTCAGTTGCGGTCTCATTCATCAATCTTTGGTTTTCCAGAAGAACAGCAGTGGTGGAGCGGACATACTTATCACTGATTCCTTCTAGTAAACCTGTCTTCGACCAGCGGTCTTCAAGAACTCTGGCCTCATTTAGAAATTTTGCATTACCTTCCATTTTAATATCCTCTTATTATTTCTTTTTTTTTGGTTACTAGAAATTAGCTATTGGACTTAATACCGGAGAGAACTTGCCATTTGTGTACCTCTTCGCTATCTACGCCCTCGACAACTTGGGTTTCCTCGCCCTGCTTGCCGTTGGTCTTGTGTTCGCCAACAATTTCGACGTTCTCAACGACCTGCTTTCCACGCCCCTCTGCTTTCTTTACTTTCTCGGCTCTTTCTTTCTGTTCATCGGCCTTTGCCGTCTCTGTTTGCTCTCTGAGGATTTCATGCGACTGGCGCACTGCCTCATTAAGCTTTGTATTTTCTGTTGACAGCCTGATGTTGCGAGCTTCCATAATTCTTAGTTGACCCTTAAGGTCTTCTAAATTTTTCTGGACTTCTTCAACCTTGGCAGTGCTGGCAGCGGCATAATCCTTATCGGAGATGTAGCTGGACACAGTGTCAATAATTTTGCTCAAAGCGACTTTGTGTTCGACCATGCGAGGGTCATTCACGATATCACGACGAGCCTGTTCGTAAATTTCTTTGCCCTTCTGAGTGAGGAATTCATCAATTTTATCAATCATGTAATTCTTCATTTCACCGAGCTTTTTGTCATACTGCTCGTAGAGGTCTTTTTCTAAAGACTCGTTCTTCCCCTTTTCGGACACGAGCATTTGATAGGCTTCTTCATAGCCTTCTTCAAGTTGAGACTCGAATTCTGCTCTTTGTGTATCCAGTCTGTTACGAAGGTCTTGAATAATACCAAATGCTTCTTGATAACCCTGTTCAGCAGTTGCTTCGGCTTCTTTTAAATCCGTAGTTAACTCTGTATAGGCTTCTTCTAATTTGGTGTTATATTCTTTTTCCAAGTCAGTCTTGGCTTCTGCTACCATAGTCTCGACTGCCGAGGAAACTTCTTTAATCTGCTCTTCCGGTAACAGCTTACTCAACGCTTCCATTAATTTATCCATTGAATTTACCTCTTCGCTTTAAAATCTTTAGTGGTCTTATTTACAATTCCGCCTAAACAAGCTAATAGAATATTTTTATTCATCTTATCTATGCTCGTGGCTTCATTTTTCGCAGGAGAATTTATTAATTCTGGTATTTGCGCTACACTTTCACGCTTCCCAGCAACTACTTTCTCTTGAAATGCTGCGTATGTGCTTGGGTCTGCGACTGCATCGAAGGTGATTAATTTATAACTTTCTCCAATCACCAACACCCCATCTTCGTTGACTTTTCCGTTACCTACGCCCCGGCTGCTAATACCAATTCTTACGCCATCATTAATTAATGACCGTAGAATTTTTCCGTTTGGCGTGTTAAGCATAACACCTTCGCCCATCAGAACATTTCCATCCCACCACAGTTTTGTAATTTTGTGGGCGGCTTCTCTGAAGTGAACGATAGAATCTGCTGGGTGGTCTAATTCACCACACAGTCCTCCACTTACGATACTTTCCCCCAGTCTTTTAACATTAGATTCCAAAATGTTTCTGGGATAAAGTCTTTTGTTTTTATTGATAGCATCTGCCTCTTGGAACTTACCACGGAATTTAACTGTCTTTACGGTAAGGTCAGCCGACTCATTTAAGTTGACCATTTCGTTTAGAACGCATCCTGTGGAACCAAACATTAAAAATTCTTCAGTGTATGCTGTTCCCGGTGTTGCACTATGTTCCAATAGGATTCTCATTCCAAAAGGATTGCTATTATCTTCGGCAATTATTGTGCCGTTTACGCTTTCGACAAGTTGCATGTAATTACCTCGTTTCGCCTGTTTGTAACTTATCTACACCCTTTTCGCCCTTCATCGTGAAATCAGCCGATTGTGGAACATATGGGTTCTGTAATGTCGGCCAAGTATCTTTACTGCCGTCTGTTGCCAAACCATCTTCATCTGCACCCTTTTCTCCCTTTAGCGTTGGAATTTGGGCGGCTGGAACATATGGATTATTTAATTCTGGCCATGTATCGTTATTAGCGATATTTCCCCACAAACCGTGTCCACCAGCGGCACCTTTATCTGCGCCCGGTGCGCCAACGTTTTTGCCGTCACTAACCGGAGCGGGCGAACCCCAATCACCTGAGAAGTCAGCAGCGGGGGTATAACCCTTCTTGGCGTTCTTCTCCATCTGTGGGTGTTCACCAGCGGTGGTAATGTACACTCTGTTATCTGGTGCCATTCCTTCGGAATCCCAAGGAATGGTTTCTAGATTTGTTTCAACAAAGTCGGTGAGCCAAGCAGCCGCAGCTTCGGCTACTTCTAATGACGGTTCTACTTCATTTCTTAGGATGGCTAGGAGTTCGTCTAAGTGATAAGAAACTTCTTCTACCACTCCCTCGTCGTTTTCTTTATTAGCCATTTCATAAATGTTTCTCAAATTTTCATACAGGTCAATAAACACCTGACGTTCGATAGCATTTGCCTCATCCAAAGAAGGATAATAAGTATCTACAACCTTTTTGAATTCGGCATATTTATCTTGCGAATCTTCTGGAATCACTAGGCCAGAGAGTTTTACAATCTTGCTAACCTTGTCAACATATGCATTATGAGCGGTACGAAGAATACCCTCTGCCATAAATGCACAGGTCTGGTCATCAAAATTAGTGGCACTTACGGTATCAAGAGCGCACTTAATTGTTTCTGACAATTCGTCCTGAGTTAAATATAGAACATTTGGCCATTGAGCCACAATATTCTCTAATGACTGCTCAAGAGCAGGATTATCAGAGATATTATTATTTTTCTTTAATTCAGATACAGCCTTGCAGAAATTTGCATCTTCACACATACATTTACCTGCGCCACGTAAAACCTTCAGGTCTGTAGCCATTGTCTTCCAGTTGAAAGACAGTAACTTAGCTTCGTTACGAGCCTGTGATGTTGGCATAGCTACACTGGTAATATTGCCATTGTTGTCAGTATTAATTGCACATTCTCTGACGATTGGACCTAATTCCCTGTAATCAATGTAATCGAATACATTTTCACACAGGTTGTTCCACTCAGCCATGCCCTTCTTGCCTACACGACGGACATAAGTACGAACGGTTCTCTGTCCTCTCTTGGTCTTGAAAGAACGACCACCTAATTGATGCTCAGCCGCATCACGTAGACGGTCTATTTTTCTCTTTAGACCCGGCGTGGTCATTCTGTCGTTTCTGGCCCTAGTCTTAGCTGCTTTAATTGCAGCCGCATGACCGCCAGCACGTTTCTTGCCACGGAACTTACTTTTGCGACCACGACCAGTGGAAACGGTGGCAATAGGATTCAAGTCTTCTTGAATTGTTCTCCTAGTTATCGGAAGGGCCATGTATTCATCGAAATGATGTTCGGCCTTATTCGTGTTGCCTTCCAGAACTGCATCCAACATGAGAGAAACCTCATCTCTGGATGCTTTCTTTTCGGTCTCGTCATCAATAGCGAGTTGTTCGATGTTTTCGAACCTGATAACGTTTTTTCCGAGTTGATAGTTGGACGATATAAAAGTACCATCTATAGACTCAAAAAGGACATTTTCAGGTCCAAAACTTACAAGCTCTAGTTCTTCTAGTTCTAGAGCTTTTGATAAAACTGGTGCAGCTTGTGCTAATTCATTTTCCGAGGTTGAGAGTGAATTGGACACAATACTCTCAAATACGTCGTAGCTAATGAGTTTTCTTTTCATTTTGACTCCTAATTACTTACAATCGTGTTGTCTTTTTAGAATCCCTTTTATATAGTTCACAGCCATTAATTTTTTATTAATGACATACAATAAGATACTTCTGCTATAGATATAGTATGCAGATGGACGCAAAACTCTGGAGATTTATATGAAAAGATTTATCGAATTTATTGATGATAGAGAAAAAACCGGCTTACCCGAGCTATCGGATGACACTATATATAGAATTTGTAAGGTGGCTTGGCGTAAGTATAAAAAACTTACGGAAGAATTTATTGAACAATTAGCGGAAAAAGACCCCGAAATTAAATCTATAATAGATGAACTTAAAAATGGAGATGGTCCAGTTTCGCAAGATGATTTATACAAAAATAAAGATGAGGTAGTTCCTCCCGAAGCTGATGGTAGTCCGGGTATGAATGACGAAGGTGGGGAAGAAGGCGAATAATTTAACCTAATAAGAAATTAGGTTATTTCTATAACTGGAATTTTTTCTAGGGCGGACGCAAAAACGCTAAAGTTTATTTTTAAGGGGTCAACTAAAACTTTCATGACTATAGGTTGTTCTTTCTTATTCTTAAGGAAAGACCTATTTGCCCAATCTAGTGCTGATTCTGGTTCTGTCTCAAAAAGGGAACCACTATTAAAAAATCCTGATTGTCTTATTTTTTCTGCATGTGTTGTGCCGTGGTAAAGTATAAACATACCTTTAGGCGTAATAGTTACTTTATGTCTATCTGCCCACTCTCTAGCCCACGCCAGATGTTGTTGTGGATTGTCGTCTTCGCCCCATTCTAACATTTACTTGCCTCAGAAATCTGTCGAGTAATCTATATCTTCAAAATCCTGCTCTTTGCTATATGTTTGTATTTGTAAGTCAAATCGTTTTAAATCATCTGTGCTTGGTTCTGGCAATGGTATGCCACCGCCCGTTGGTGGAGCTTCATTTCCTTGTTGTTCATTTCCTTTTGGTGGCGGTCCCTCTGGCGGGGGTTGTGTGCCGCCCGGTCCAAGCATTGGATTCGGTCCACCTACTTCGGCTCCAATTTCATTTTCACCAGTTCCCGGTATTCCCACGCCTAATAATTGTGGATTTTGAGCCAATATTTGTAGTTTTAAGTCATCTAGTTTTTGCAATTTCATTCTAGATAACATTTCTTCTGTTTCATCTTCATTAAATTTAAGATATTTAGTTAGGATATCATAATCGGGAATTAGCATGGCCCCTTTTAAACTAGCCGCATTGGTATTTCTATTTGTGATTACTTCTGCACGGCTCATTTCCCGCCAATCGGAAGGTGGGGTCATTTTAATTAACAAGTCTTTGTATGTTTCCTCTGGAAAGCCTCGTAATTCCAAATGTCTTTCAGCGACAGCCGTTAGACCATCTTCCATATAACCTTGTAGTCTTTCGACCATACGTGCAAATTTTACGTCTTGAGCCGAAAGAGCGATACGTGTTGTCTGAACGTCTTCGTTTGAGAAGTAATTCTTTGGGAAATTTAAAGACACAAATAATTTGTTGCGGAAATACACGCAGTCATCAATTTCGCCAAGGTTTTGTGCGCCCGGTAAGGTTTCAATTCTAGTATTTGCATTTGGTCGAATTGGAATCCAATAATCTTCATCGGCTGCCGGTGCATACCATCTTTCTTCTACAGCAGAAGCACCACTTACCGATGTTCCGATACGACTAGCCACTTTCTTTTTCTTAAATTGGTCCTTCATTCTTTCCATGAATGCTTCTGCCTTGAATGGTGGAAGTTGCCCAACGTCGATATAGAAAACTCTACGCTCCGGGGCACGGGTGTTATGTGTAATAGTGCCATTAACGACAAAGTTGTGTTCATCATTTTCTACACCTATATCATATACATTTTCTTTACCAAAGGGTTTGACACACATTACCCGTTCATACTGTTCAAGTGGTTGTTCCGAGATATAAAGTTCATAACTTGTAGTTGTTGGTAAAACATGGTTACCTAAAACATGTCCTTTTCTATTTCTATTTCTTATGTGCCCAGAAGACAGCCCAATTGAGTGCCATAATTCTTTGACATCTTCTATAAGTTCTTTATTGCAAAGACTTATTTCTGCTGTCCAGAGGCCGCTGGTTAGATTTCTTGTATGTCCGTCTGCATCAATAAGCCCTTTGACAAAAGCTTTTCTGATTTCTTTAGAAGCATTAAATACCCAAGATGGAATTCTTTTGGTTTGTGCATAGCCATGATAACCAAGATTTTTTAGTATGTGGCACCCAGTGCTTGACGAAACAACATAGTTTATTCCCTTACTTCTGTGGTCGATGTGTCTTTCTACTTTACCAAAATATTTTTCTAATAAATCAACATAATCTATATCTTTACCGACTTCTGTAGAGATGCCGAATTGCCAATTATTATCTCTAATAAAACCGTCTCCATACATAAATCCAAATAATTTGGCAAATGTTTCATCCACATATTTTGGTAAATTAATTCTATCTGGATTAACTTGTCCTTTATTTGTAACAATTAATTTTGAATAATCTAAATCAAATTTATCGCATATTTCCTTTGCAACTTCATACGGCAATGCTTTTCCTTCTGAGTACAAGAATTGTTTCACTCTATCATAAGGAACCCCAACACACTCTCTCATTAATTGCGACTTATTTTCATAAATGGAATTGCGGAAAGCGGTTCGCTGTGAAGCATCTAATTTGGCCCATTTTTCATCAAAAATGGTCTTTATTTCTTTTGATTCTGATGTTTCTTTTGTAACATTAATTACTTCATCTTTGTTTGTAATATCTTTTAAGTCCACATATTGAATTATACCTTGTTTCCTAACCAAAACAGGATGGGTTGCAGTTCCTATAATTTCTATATGTTTTGACCTTAATTTATAAACTTCTTGGGTTTCATTGTTTTTAAAATATATGACTTTGGTTGGAACAATTTTTCCATTATAGGTATAAGAATATACTATATCGTCTTTTTGGACATCTTTAATATATTTCCATCCATTTATGGTCCTAACTCTACTATCCCCCACAAGACACAGGCGATACACTACCATTGCATCTTCCATTAATCTTAATTGGTGAGCAGGACCACGGGCTGGCTCTATTAACGATTGTCCATATGGATAGAAAGTTTTTCTGTCATCACCGATTTTAATGTGAACAATTTGTTCTGGAACAAATCGCAAAGCTTTACTTTGTAGTAATGCGGCTTCTGTTGCTTGAGCAACTGGTGCCCTTGTTAACACTTCATAATCTGGACCCTCTAACGCCTGTTGGAATTCTATAAGTTTTCCTTTTGTTGTTTCGATGCGATAAACGCTATCTGGTGGCAATTCCTGTAATTTTAGAATACCATCTTTCGGACTATCGGGGTCTATTACCAGTTCCCAAAATTCATCTCCCATAATGAACAGATTTTTAGCTCTACTCCACATACGTCTGTCCATGTTGAGCATTTTTCTATTGAAAAATAGGAAATTTAATTCTTTTTTAACTTCATCGTTTTCACATTTTACTTCGAAGATGTGACTGTTTTCACCTTTTTGACAATTATGGAAGATTACTGATTGTCCACAAAAGTTTTCATGGTCTTTTACTGAGAGGTCGTAAACAGGCACTTCGCCGCCCGCATGAATTCCAACGATTCTTCTAGTATCGCTCTTTTGACCTAACCATTTCAGTTCTTGAATTGAAAATCCTTCACGGTGTATCCATGATTCAATACTGTTCCATTGATGTCCCATTATCTTAGCTGTTTCTCTAACACTTAAACCGCCAGCTAAAAGTTTGCAGGCTCTATTGACTCTTTCATATTTTTCGTCTTTTTTGCCCTTTTTCCATTCATCAATAAATTGACGTTCATGTTTCCAGCCATCTTTGAATGTATAAATTCGTGGGAATTGACCTACTTTTTGTTTGGTTAATTCTTGATGAGGACGAATTTTATAAAATGGCATTAGCTCATCTCCAAATTTCAACTCTCTTGCCATTGTCCATTGCTCGTCT